AAATAAGCAAAACTGCTTTATGTATTATTGTGTTTGCCGGTTTAGCTCAGGTGGTAGAGCAACGCATTCGTAATGCGTGGGTCGTGTGTTCGAGTCACATAATCGGCACCATTTCAAAGCCTTGAAAAATCAAGGCTTTTATTTTTTTATCTAACAACAAACGGCGGTAAAAATATCTGATTTTAGAAATTTGTCCCTAATCTGTCCCTAATTTTATCATTAAAAGCAATTAAAAGAAATTAAAATCTATCAGTATTTTTCGTTTTTTTACGACTTACAACCATTTTGCTGATGTCAACAAAATGGTTGTGTAACATTATTTACAACATTATGTGGTGTTTGTAACATTATACTGATTTTAAATACAGCCAATGGCACACAATAAATTTGATTATTCAATATGTTAGATTGATTCCTAGTAGATTCGGCGGTTTGTGATGACATAAAAATAACGTCTTGCCGGAGGTAGCAAAACGTTATAAATCCGATTCGGATGTTAGCTAACATTCATAATGACAGCACATATATTTACCGCTTGGGAGAGGAAAATATAATTCTCCCTCAAAACTATCCCCCTCTATGCCGCGTGTTCGTTGATGGCAATATTCGTGGTATATATATTTAAATTTTTCCGGTAGATTTAATACATTGCCTTGCTCGTCCTCAAAGTTGTGTTCAAAACTTTGCTTTTCACCGCGTGGAGTGTCAACTATTTCATATCCCCAATAAGGCATATTACCCCACCAACAACCATAAGTAAAAGCTTCCCCTAAATCCGAATTAAGCAACCAAGTATATAACTCACAAGCAAACTCGGCATCTGCATCCATTTGTTCTATATTATCAATCGGCGCAACAATCATTTTGTATTTTTCTAACTCAAGCGTGGAAATCCAAACCATATATTTATTTGACTTTTGCATAGCTAAACCCTCTTTAAGAGTGTATTGCTCGGCATCACGAATATCAAAAGTTACTCCTCCGGCGTTTGATAAAAAGGCGGCATACTTGGTTGATTTTGATTTTACAATGATATAACCATATACTTCCATATTACTCTCCTACCTTTGCGATTCCACCTTTTGCTGTTTGCCAAACGGAAATTTTGCATAACTGAAATTTCATAGATTTACCATATTGTTTTTCAAGTTGTATAATTTTCTCTTGAGCTTGACAAGGCGCATCATAACATTCATTACCGGCTTGTTCTAAACCGTCGCCGCCCTTATAAATAATTATATAAACGTTTCTGTTCATTTTTGTTTTCTCCTTTTTCCGGTTAAGCTGTCTTTTAGTTTAATAAAATCCGCGCTGGTCTTTATTCATTATTAACCTCCAAAGCCTTGTTAATGTCTTTTAGAATACCGGTAATAGATATATCATTAAAATACACACACTGATCCGGCGCGTCTGTTTTTGAGGCTTTACTTGCAACTAGCTGTTCGCATAAGCCCTGTGCATACTCAACAACTTTTGTGAGGCGGCTATTTTGTTTAGCAAGCTGTTCATTTTCATAGGCCAATTCTTCAAGTTTTGTAATTAAGGCTTTTTCTAAAGATGTCATCATTTTATACGCTCCCCTAGTTCAATGTCAAAAACCCATTTATCTGTATTTAAGTCGGTGCTTTTTCCGTTTATAATCGTTACATTTCTTACGTTAAAAAGCATTTTTTCTGCGTTCTTACGATATGCTTTTTGAAACTCCACATAACAAAAACCATACATAAAGCCATATCCCCAAAAGTGTTCGTTTATATCTCTTGGTAAGTTCTCAAAATCGCTATCTCCTATTGTCCAACGGTAAATATCCTCTCTGTCTTGCACGCCCATTATTATGCGTTTTATCCAAAACCATTTGCACTCCCTATATTCGTGCGTTTTTCTGCCTGATTTTATTTCCTCAAACCAATGATCCGTGAGGACAAGTTTTAAGGTGTTAGCCATTATTACTTTCCCCCCCCTTAAAATATACAATCCAGTGCGTTTTATCCCTTTTATTAAAAAGCAAAGGTTCAACACCGAATAAATCAATTATTTTTTTCACCGGTATATCTGTTTCATTCCATTTGAATAAAAGAGTACCGCCTTTTTTAAGGACACGCCAACACTCATTAAAACCTTGTTTCAATTCGTTTTGCCAATCGTCTTGTAGTTTTCCGTATTTTATGGCTAACCAACTGTTATCACCAACTTTGTGTAAGTGCGGTGGATCGAAAACAACAAGGCTAAAACTTTCATCTGAAAAAGGCATATTCTTAAAATCACCTATAATATCCGGCTTGATTTCAAACCTACGCCCATCACATAAAAAAGTATCAATCAGGCGCTTATCCATAAATAAAACGTTAGGATTGTCTTTGTTAAAATAGAACATTTTGGCACCGCAACAAGCGTCAAGGATTTCTTTAGTCATCGGCTCTGCTCCTTTTATTGAGTTCATCTATAAAATCATTTTTACTCATTATTTCCCTCCTTTGAGAAATTTGATAAACTCAAAGGCAAGTTTTACATAGGTTGCCGCCGGTTTATTCATATCTTTTGTTTCGAGCGATGGTTCAAAATCTAAGGTGCAAGTAACACGGTTGCCGTCAATAGTCATTTTAGCAACGGCTTTTTTACTGTCTTGTTCAAAGGTTATTGTTACATTTTCTGTCATTTTTTAACTCCTCATCAATTTTTTCTGAAAGTGTATAAAAAGTTTGCACTTCGGGATAATTAAAGATAGAAAAATCATCACTTTCACAATCGTTTTGAATAGCTGTTAATGCGTCAATAGCCTCTGATTGTAGGTCTTTCAACAATTCTTTGAATTGCTTAATTTTCTTTGCTGTGGTAATGTCAACAACATCTTTGGCTTTTTCAGCTCTTACCTGCAATTTCTGATTATCCATAAATTGCCGTGCTTGCGTTTTACTTAAATGATTAACTTGTTTCTTAAGCTCTTTATTTTCTTTTTCAAGCCGTTCCACATTTTTAAGCAATTTATTATTGGCTTTGTGTTCCATATCGGCGGTGTTCCACATATTTTGCCAAAGGTTATAATCAGGAACTTTTTGGATAACTGTGGCAATATCGTCATCATTGTGATAATCAAATATATACCTAGAATATTCGTCAAAATCTTCATTCCATCTGTAATAGTCAATAACGACCTCTCCAGTATTCAATTTTATGTAATAGTTGCCCTCTTTCAGTTTGCCGTCTTTCCAATCTTGCGTTAAATCAGTCATTCTTTTACTCTCCGAATACTTTCAAACAACCATCTGTTCTTTTAAAGCCGTACGTATCTGCATCAGAATATTCTCTTGAATCAATATCATCATAACCGTCAAAACCTTCTATGTCTTCAAAAAAATTGCCAGATGAGTGCAAATAGCAGCGATATAATCCATTATGTTTTTTACAGAATGGACAATCTCTTGAACATCTTTTACTGGAAAATTCGGATACTGCTATTGTTCTCAAATATTTTGTTATATTTTTACTCATTTTAATAGCTCCTTATTTTCGTGTATGTTGCCTATAACTTCAAATTCTGCGTAGTTTTCTTCATTTTCTCTGTCCATTGCTTGACTGGGTTCTGACTTCAACCACCAAGCACCATTAAACCAAGCAACATAAGCTATATATCCGTCTTTATCTTTAACCAAATCGCCTTCGTAAATAAAGGTGCCGTTCCGGTCTTTTAAACCGGTGCATTGTTCAACTTCATAAAATTTCATTCCGTAGTCATCTAAATAGGCGAGATTACCATTGCTCATTATCATCTGAATTGGGTCATATTCGCCTAGATACCGGTTCAATCTTTTGTCCCAAACTCTAAATCTTAATCTATCGTTATATGACGCTATGTTTTTCTTAAATCCACCTATTATCATTCGTTAAACTCCTTGCTATTAACAGCCTCTTGCCAAGTTTGATATTCGGCAATAAGTTTTAAGCCAATAAGAACACTATCGGCAATGTGGCTTGTGTAGCCAAAAGGTGTAATGTAACAATAAAGCCCCTCAACTTTTTCATTTAATATTTTTTCCCTTACAGGTGTTGAGCTGGTTATTAGTAGTTTTGCACCATTTGGGCGTTGGTATATTTGCCCCTCGTTAATCTCAACCATAATATACCTCCTTAATTTAATGGTGTGCCGTCTGACGCGCTTTCACCGATAGCAAAAGCATAGCGTTTACCGTTGACGGCGATATAACACGAAAAGCAAACTTGCCCTGTTAGATTCATTACTACCACAAGCGGTAAAATGTGCGGCAATAAGGTTTTTTTGTGTTTATCAAAAAATTCTGCCATATCTTCCGGCACATTGGCGCGTATATCTATAAAGTCATCTGCCTTTACTGTATCCGATAATTTGATTTCATTAAATTTGATGGGTTTTATTTTCTTAGTTGTCATTGCTGTATTTCCTTGCGTATTTGAAATTGTTGCGTAACCAGTTTTGTATATGAGTGATTTTATCCTGATCCCACGTGTTTTTGCGTAAGCACTCTAAATCGCGAATAACGGGATTTATTATGCTAAAGTTGTTTTTATCCATTACGTTAATTACGTTATTAACATAGCGGATAATCATATTTTCCAGCATTTTTTCCAGCGTTTTGCGGCGGATAATGATAGGCGTGTTGCACCTTATAAACGCTCTAAAATTCTTGAACATTGCTTTTTACCTCCTCAGTCTTTAATTGTTCTTGCTTTTGGTTAAAACGGCGGTGGAGGTGTACTCGCTCGGCTAAGACAAGCGTATGATAAACAGCTTGCATCGTGGCAATTTCTTTATCTTGAGTGCCTTTAGTCATTTTACCGCGAGCAACCAACCACGGGTAAACAGACTGGCGTTTGTTTATTTCTCGCTCTACACAGCGGAGCTGGTCTTGTATGGTGATTTCCATTATTCTTCCTCGCAATGATATGGTAATACAGGAGCTAGAATTGTTACGGTTTTCAACACGCCGACAAATGTTGTTGTTCCGTTATATATTTTGGGTTGCGGCGCGGGTAATCCGAATTTTTTCCGCCTTTCTAAAATAAAGGTATCTGTGTCTGCCGGTTTATAATAGCCGATATCTGGGGTAATATCGCCGACACAAAAGTAATAATGTCCGGCAGGCAGTTCGTTATTTTGATATTTTTGAGTAAGTTCTTTAGCTGTTTTCGTTAGGTATGTCATTTGCCGCCTCCACTTTTGAAATAAACCAGTCGATAAGGTTATCTTTGAGGTAGCCGACTTTGCCGTCTGCCATACGCACAGGATCTTTAATGCCTTTGCCTTGACTATCATAAACAGCCATTGTTTCACCTTTATATAAACCGCCTAAATAGTAGTCTATTTTTCGGCGCGCTACTATTGGCGGTAAAGCCGCCTCAAGGTCTGCGCGGAGTTTTGCTATATTAACCATAAAATAAGCCTCCTTTATGAATGTGATGGTAATGTGATGTAATAATGAACATTCAGCTCGCGCATATCTTCACCGACAAACCTATCCCCTAGCCAAAATGCAAGATAGAGTTGATAACGCGGCGTGTGTTCATTATAGCCGGTTTTATTAACACGGTTAGGATTTGGCACAAGCACAGCATAATCTGCCATTTCTGCCGCCGTTGTTTGTTCCGGCTTGTTTTGCGGATAAGGTTGCCAATTATTCATAATCAACCTCCACACCGTTAATAGCTTGTGAAAGTTCATTGATTTCTTGGTCTAGGATTGCGCTGTTGACTTCTATTTGTTCCAGCAAGTGCAAACAATTATCGAAAGATTTGTTGCATTCGTGCATATTATAAGCGGCAAAGAGTGTAACCGCGGCGGCACAAACATACAAAGCAATGCGGTGGATTTTGAGTGTGCGGTTTTTCATATGCCCAAAAACATCAACAGGAATTTGGTGCGGTGTGTTTGCCTCAAATTCACCCGAATAATATTTTGGTGTTGGTGATGATTTGATTTTATTTAGTAAGTTTGACATAACTTTAATCTCCCTTAATTGATGTTAATTTATTCTTTTTTAGAACATTAAAAATCAGATGTCAATAAAAAAATATTCTAAAAAGTAATATTTTTTTTAACAGGGAAACAAAAACCGCGTAAATAAAGGCTTTACGCGGTGGAAAAAAATTATTGCAAGGGGTGATTTACCTTAAAAATGGATATAATTTTACTAAAAAATCATTAAGTTTTTTAGTAAAAATACTTTCTTGTATGTCTTTTATATCTTCATTATTTAAAATCTCACCTAATATGCCTAAGCACGTGTATGTTAAAAATAAAATCATAGGAATCGCAATATATACAGCGATTATAAAGAAAAGTGTAAAAGCTATTTGCTCCACAATGGAACCCCCCCGACTTGCAACACCGGTGTTGCCGGAGGCTCTTTTTCCTGCGCGCCACTATTATACATACCAGAGTTATTATAGCGATTGTTTATTAAGGCAACAAAGTTATCCATAATATCGTTATAACAGCCTTTTCCTTGCATACTAAAAACTTCTTCACTGGTTTTTAGATCAATAAATGATATTGCATAAGAGTAACCATTTTCAAAAGATAAAGCACCGCAAGACACCGCCGGATTGATTATAATATTGTCTGATAACTCATATTGTGAGGTTTGTTTTAAATAGCCACTGTCTTTATTATCGTTCTTTACATATAATTTATATCCGGCGTTCATGAGTGCTTGTTTCAAGGCTTGGTGCATTTCTGATAAATTTGCCGCTGATATAGCAACCGTCTTGCGGTCTGTATCTATTGGCTTATATGAATAGATGTTTTGTTGAAATGCACACGCGGATAATAAAATAAGAGATAACAATACTGATTTTTTCATTTTAATTACCTTTCATTTGATTTATGCGGTGGTTGGCTCGGTTGCGGAGTATGTTTTTCCACGCTCGCTTGGCTCGGTATATGGTTATTATCTGCGCCTTGTGGTGTGGTTGATTTTCGGATCATACGCAAAATTTCTCTTTCTTCCGGTGTAATTTCTTCCGGTTGCATATCAAGAGGTAATAACTCGTAAGGCTTAACGTCAAGCACTACGGATAATTTCCTTATCCATTGTGTATCTAGGTCAACCGTTCCAGCGTCCAGTTTTTGAATGGCTGAATAAGACACATTAAGTTTTTCCGCAAGCTCCTCTAGAGTCATCTTGCGTAATTTACGTATTTCTCTAACCCTATTCTTAAACATAACAAACCTCAACACCGTTCTTTATGTTAATAATTATACTCTAAAAAAGAACATTTTTCAATAAAAAACAAGGTTATAATAAAAATGTTATAAAAAAGAACATTTTTATATTGACTTTATATTCTTTTTTAGAATATTATTGAAATTGGAGGTATAACAAATGATAACACTTCAAACTTATTTAGAGAAAAACAATAAACGCGTTGCTGATTTGGCACGATACCTAGATGTAAGGCATTGTGTGGCTCGGCGGTGGGTTTTGGGCGAGGCTATACCTAACAAAGAAACCGTGCAAAAAATCTATGAGTGGAGCGGTGGGCAAGTTGAGCCTAACGATTTTTACAATATTAACGAAACTGAAAAGGATAATGAAAATGACAATATGGGAAATTAAGAGCGGACGGCGGTATTGCTATAAAACCGCTACAAAAGGCTATAAAGGCAACAAAAAGCTGATTGCGCTGGTTAAAGAGTTTGTAAAGAAATTTACAAAAACAGCAACGGTATAATGACAATAAAATTAAAAATATTATCGCATAGGGGGTAACTATGGAACAGAAAAACTTACAGATTAAATATACGAATGAGGACATTGAACGAATTTTCAAAAAACGAGTTACAACTTACTCACAACCTGCGGCGGTAAAAGCCGGCGTAATCTGCGAATGGACTTTTGAATATCCAAACGGGCAAATAACAGCAGATGTGGAGGCGGCTTTTTGTATTAACCCGGAAAATAACGATTTTAATATGGGCATAGAAGTTTGTCAAAGCCGCATTAAGGGCAAACTATGGCAAATTTGCGGACAATATTCTTTAGCAACCGGCGAAAAACTTTAAGAGGCGCAAAAATGACAGCAATACTATTGGCTTTTATACCGTTGCTGGTGGTTGTGATTTGCGGCGTATGCGCGGTTATTGAGAGACATAGCAAAACGTGGAGGCTTAAATAATGCACAAAAAGAAAATGAATTGCACACGTGAAAAGGCAGAGGCGTTGGCCGCTACATTTGGTGTGCCTACGGACATTGTAAATCAATTTGAATATCAAAAGGAACAAAAGACTATGGAAAATGATAGCAAATATAGCGAAACAAGAGTTGGCAAGGTGCTGGGCAGAGAACCTGAACCGGAAAATGAGCCGGTGATGGATTGCGTTAAAGAAAAAGACACTGAGGTTGGTGGTATTGCCAAAGATAGATTGCGTAGTCTGATTGAGCGTATTGAGCGCCTAGAGGAAGAAAAGAAAGATGTAAGTAATGATATACGCGATGTTTTCGCTGAGGCTAAGAGTGCCGGTTTTGATGTTAAAATTATGCGCGTTGTTTTGAAACTACGTAAAATGAATGTCGCCGACCGCGAAGAGCAAGAATTGGTTACAGACACCTATTGCAAGGCTTTAGATATGTAACTTACACCACCGCAAGGATAAGAAAAATGTGCATTTTGGAGGGGGATTGTTTCAAATTGTTAGGTAACGTGGCGGACGGCTCGGTTGATATGATACTGACCGATCCGCCGTATGGAATTGCCAACGATACAAAAATAATCCGTAACGGCAACGGGCAAAAATATGGCAAAGCCAAAGCGATTACACACGATTTTGGACAATGGGATAAGTTTGCCGGATTTGATGATTTTATGGATTTTACAAAGCGGTGGGTTGATTTATGCGTGCCAAAATTAAGAGGGGGGGGTATGCTCGTTGCCTTTTTTGATGTGGATAGAATTAACTTTTTATCTCACTATTTGCAAAATGAATATGGATTTAAATGTAAAGGATATTTTGCATTTATAAAACAAAATCCTGCGCCGCAAGCGCGCAAGGTGAAATTTCAAAACGGCTGGGAGGTTGCGGTTATGTTGCAAAAACCGGACGGAAAGCTGACGTTTAATTATCAAAACGGACAACAGCCGAATTATATTATGTTGCCTGTATGTAGCGGAAATGAGAGAACAGAACACCCAACACAAAAACCGCTAAAGGCAATGTATCCATTTATTGAGTATTATACCAACAAAGGCGATTTAATTTTAGATCCGTTCTCAGGCTCCGGCACAACCGCGGTGGCGGCGCGCAATTTGGGGCGGCGGTTTATTGTTATGGAAAAAGAGCCGAAATATGCGGAAATAATCCGCAATCGGCTTAATGAATTTAATACAAAGCACGGCAAGCCAAACGCCGCGCAAGGTTGTCTTAACTTATAACTTATTTTTATAGGAGTCTTAAAATATGGTTGAGGATATAGAGAGGAAAAAAACAGGCTGGGTTGTCCCTGCTGATAGTATAGAGGCAATGCGTGATGAGGACGCTGATTTATTCAAAGAGGCGGTACTCGCAATGCACGACTATAATATGTATGGGGCGGTGGACGTCAAAAAACTTTCGTCAACAGCACGTGTTTTATTTAACTCTTTCAAAAGTGCAATGGATGCAAACGCGCGCCGCTATGAGGCGATTAAAAAACGCAATCAAGAAACGGCAAAAACGCGCAAACGCACCAAAAAACAAGGGGCGTAGTGTATGAATTTTACCAAAATTTACCAACAGTTACCAAAACTTACCAGAGGTAACCACTCGTTACCAATGGTAACCAGCGGACACCAAAAAAATTTATTTTTCAAAAAACAGGGCGCAAACCCAGTAAAACGATTCTTAATTAAAAAATTGTTCACCAGTGGTAACCACTCGTTACCAGTGGTGGCAAAAATGCAAAAAACAAAAGAAAAAGAACCAAAAAGAAAAATAAAAATATATTTTATGGGTTTTAGGGATTTGGTTTAAGGTATTTGGTTTGAGGATTAAAGGATTTTGGATATGGTTAGAGGGTATGGGAGAAAGGAAAAGGTTGCACAACTTGTGGATAAATCCACTGGCGTTGTGGATAAAAAGGTTAATGCTTGCCTGACGATAAGCGCGCCTTTTCGGACTAACGCCCTGAAAAGACTGCGCTGGCAAGCATTATGGGGGATTTGCGCTATAAAAGCGCAAAAGAAGTGCGCAATCTTCCGATTGCTTATTGCGCCTATCGGCGCTGGCTCAGCAAGGATAGAGGCGCGTTTTTAGCAATGTTATTAAATTTCTGTCTATTTACTGGTTGAGAGTTTAGGGAGTTTTGTCTATGTTGAGAAAAATAAACACGATTGAGGATGTTAAGATTGAGGTTATGCGCTATTTTGAAACGCTGGCGGCGTTGCCATCACAAAAGCGCCCTGATTATGCAAAAAATTATATGTGGTTGTTTATTGTTACGGAGGGAACGGCTGAGGACGCGGAAAATCCACGCTTTCGCCCCACTAATATTGATATTGCTGATTGCTGGTATATGGACGCCAATTTTATGTGTAAGCTATCAAAGTTTGAATATGATTTGCTTTCGGCGCGTATGAGGGAACGCCCTCAGCCGTGGAAAATTGTGTGCTGTAAGCTCGGATTTACACGACAAATGTTGGATATATACCAAAGAAAAGCGCTTAAAAAATTGCTTGTTGAAATGAAAAACTATTTATAATCAACAAGTTATTATTTTATTTTACACTCATTTGACAACATTTTACATTATTTGACACTTTTTCATTTTACACAATCGGGTGAATTAAAGTATAAAGATAATAAGCTAGGGTTTTTACACTCTGGCTGAAAGACGCAAGGATTTTAACACTTGCGTCTTTTTGTTTGGCATAACTTAAAGGCAATACTTTAAGCATTAAGTGAGCGGCGGCGCTCTCAACCACACCGCCGCTCTTTCCAATTATGGAGGCGGCAATGAAAGGGAAAACAAAGGACAAACCGGCGATAAAACCCAAACAAAAGATGGGACGCCCAAAGGCAAAATGGAAAAGTAAGGCTAACGCCGAACGCATTTTTGAAGAAATGCGAAATGGTAAATCATTGCGTGAAGTATGTCTTGATAAAAATTTGCCGCTTAACAAGGTCTATGAATGGTTGAACAGTGAGGAGTTTCGGGATAACTACACGGACGCGCAAGCGGCGCGCGCGGATTATTTCTTTGATGAAATTTTAAGCATTGCCGATGATTGCCCTAGCGATAAAGACGAAGTGGCAAAAGCAAGGCTGAGGATTGAAGCACGCAAATTTGCTATGGCGCGTATGAGTCCTAAAAAGTATGGGGAAAAAGTAAATGTGGATTTAAGTGGCACAACTGAGGTAAAGCACAATGGAAAAGTTGATATTGCTCCGACAGATAGCGCAATACAAGGAGTTAATGCAATCCTTAGCGCGGTTATCCGATCAGGAAAAAGTGAACGCGTGGAGGACGCTGGCGAAAAATGATTTGTTCTTTTTGCTGGTTTATGTGCTTGGAGTTAGTTTTGCCAACAATCAATGGGTGCTGGATAGGTGTAGGGAATTTCAAGAAAAACCCTATGGTTATTTAGACTTATGGGCGCGCGGACATTTTAAAAGCACAATTATTACATACGCGCACACAATATTTGAAATTTTGAATGATCCCGAAATAACAATCGGGATTTTTTCACATAAGTTGCCGATTGCAAGGGCGTTTGTGATACAGATAAAAAACACGCTTGAAACAAATGAGCTGTTAAAAGCTCTGTTTCCTGATGTTTTTTACGCTGATCCGAAAAAGGAAAGTCCGAAATGGACGGAAGATAAAATCTGTGTAAAGCGCAACAGTACACGTAAGGAAATGACTGTTGAGGCTTGCGGTGTTGTTGAAGGACAGCCAACCGGTATGCACTATGACCGTTTGAAATATGATGACCTTGTTACGTTGGAAAGCGTGAATACGCCGGAGCAAATTTTGAAAACCACAGCGGCTTTCAGAATGAGCTTAAACTTAGGCTCGGCAACCGCCAAAAGAATTATGATAGGCACATTTTATGCCTACAATGATACGTATAATGAAATTATTAAGGAGGGTAGCGTTAAGCCGCGAATTTATCCGGCAATGACGGACGCAACGGATTTTAATACCAGCGTTTTCTTATCACCGGAGGATTTGAAAGCTAAGCGCGTTGAAATGGGCGCGGCAACCTTTGGGACGCAAATGCTCTTAGACCCATCTATTGCTAATAACCGCTATTTTATGCCGGAATGGATAAAATATTATGATGGTAAGGGTTGGGAAACAATGAACCGCTACATAGTGGTAGATCCGGCAAGCTCTAAAGATAAGAAAAGCGATTATACAGTAATGATTGTGCTGGGCTTTGGTAAAGACGGCAACTACTATGTGATTGACGGCATACGCGATAGGCTGAATCTATCGGAGCGCACAAACTGGCTTTTTAGGCTGGTGCAAATGTATAAGCCAAATGCTGTTTGGTATGAAAGCTACGGGCAACAAGCCGATAGAGAACATATTGAGGCTGAAATGGAAACGCGACACTATCGGTTTAATATCAACCGGCTTGGCGGTAACGTGGCAAAGAAACAAAGAATTGAACGACTACAACCGCTATTTGAACAGGGCAAAATCTTTTTCCCTACTCGGTTGCCGATGATAACCGTTGATGGTGAAATTAAAGATTTTACGCAAAGTTTTATTGATGATGAATACTTGAAATATCCGGCTGTTAATCACGATGATATGATTGACGCGCTGGCACGGTTGTTTGATATAAGCGGCGTTTTTCCTAACGAAAACGCAACGCCTTATCAAACGGTAATGTATAATAGAGGTTAGCAATGGCAATAGTTAGAAAATATGAAAAAGGCGATGTAGAAAGCATTGTCTTTAACGATATTGGCAAGGTTGAATGGAAAAATGACCCGGATAAGTCCGGGTTAGAAAACGGTGAGGCTTATACTATTATCGTTGGTGAATATAAGTGTGTGATGGCGGTTGAATATATAGATAACAGTTATTTTATTTGGTTTACACCAGATAAGAGGATAAGCCCTTTATATTTGAAATATGCCAAACAAATTATCGGCAAGGTGGCTGAACGTGGTTTGCCTATGTTTACGCTATCTAAAAAAAGCAAAATACAAACAAAAATGCATAAGTTTCTTGGGTGTAAGCCTATTGGAACGGAAAAAGGCAAAACAATTTGGCTTTATGAAAAAAAACTAGCAACTAACAAAAGGAGGCTATAAATGGGTAAAAGCATTAAAAAAGTTACCAAAGCAATAACCAAAACTGTTAAGGCAGTGGCTAAACCGGCTGTAAAAGCAACCACAAATATGGTTAAAAGTGTTGGAAATGCCACCGGTTCAGCAGTCGGCGCAGTTGGTAGCTTAGCTAAAGGTGATGTTAAAGGCGCGGTACGAAAGGTAACTGATGTAGCCGCTAACGCAGGAAACATTGCAACAATGGGTTCTGTTGATTTAACAGGTCGTAAAAATGGTTTTGTCAATGTGAATAAAGAAAAATACATTGACAGTGTTATTGGGGTAAATGCTGAAAAGACACCAGAAGTGAAAACATCTGAAATTGACGCTGAAACAGATGGATTATTGCAGTATGTGAGTGATTTGCGTACTCGGAAATCAAGACGCAACAGAGCTAGCACAAATAACACAGATGGCAACGCCTCAAGCAATGTGAATAAATTAAGTGGCACAACAGCGCTGGGGGTATAAGATGGGAAAGCTAATTAGAAGGTTAAAGAAAACTGGAGTTCCTAGTGTAAGAAAGCAAGTACAATCCGCGGATAATTCAAACGCTAACAATGCTAACGCTAGGACAGGTCAACCACAAGAAACGCCGGAACAAAAGGCTTTACGCTTAGCTAGTGCTGTCACCAATAACGGACGCCAAACCGCACAAATTGGTAATAATACCACAAATATACCTGTAACCAGTGAAACGGTGAATGATGAAATATTACAACAATATGTGGGCGATGTTCACAACCGCGCCTCAAGACGCAAACGCGGCGCGCCTATGGCAAACGACAATGGGACGCTGGGGCAACCAACAATTTTAGGAGTGTGAGCATTCGCCTTGCTTGTTACTTTTTCTTGATGTAGTTGGCGCTACACCTGCGAAAAACTAACGGCGCAAAACAAATTTTAATAACTTGTTAAGGGGTGCAAATATCCCCTATATGGAGGCTTTATGTTTGAAATCAACAAAGAACAGGCGCAAGAATACATTAAAGATTTAGGCAAACTGGAAAATAATCGTAAGCCGTTAGAGTCTGTATGGCAAACGATTATGGAAATGATAGATCCTGCTAATGCTTTTATCACCAAAAAGTATGCGGCTAAAAAGGTGTGGAATGATAAGATTTACTCAACTACCGCACAAAGGGCATTACCAAAGTTTGTAGCGGCTTTGCAATCTACGGTTACGCCAAATAATCAACGCTGGCACAGATTTACCGCGCCGCTAAACAGATTAAAAGATAATCAAAAGGTTACAAGTTGGTTGGAAAGACTAACGGACGCTGTTTTTGAAATGCGTTACCGTCCAAACGCCGGATTTAATAAGGCTATTATTAAAACTTGGCGCGGATATGGCAAACTTGGCTTGGGTGTGATGTTTGTTGATGAAGATAAAGATGGTGATGGCGCAACATACGAATCGGTTAATATTAAAGACTTTTATCCTGTTTTATACAAAGATGGCACAATTAAAACCTGTTTCCGTAAGGTGATTAAAAGCGGTTGGGAAGTTTGCGAAACATTAAAAAATAAAGGTATTGAACCGGAAAAGGTTATACCATCTGAGGTGTGGAGTAAAATTAAGGCAAATAAGTTTTGTGAATTGAGCCTTATCCACGTTGTATGCAAATTAACCAAAGAGGAAATAGATAAATATAAAGACATCTTGGAGCGTCCTGATGGCACTAAGATTGTTACAAAATATCGCTACAAGTCTTATCTTATCCTTAATGATATGAATAAACCGGCGGTTTTGGATAGCGGCAAGTTTTTCACCTGCCCTTATATGTTTACGCGTTATCAAGAGTTGGATTATGATATTTATTCAAACTCACCATCTTTAGAGGCTTTACCCGATATTAAGATGTTGCAACGCGTTAGAAAATCAACGATTGAAGCCGCTGAAAAAGCTGTTGATCCCCCTCTTTTGGCTCGGAACGATGCGGCTTTTGGTGGTTTAATGCCGGTTGCCGGTGCTATTATGGCTGGCACACTTGATAGTGAGGGGCGAGAACTTTTAAAACCATTACAAACCGGCGATAATACACGGCTTGGTGTTGAAATGGAGGAGCTTGTCAATAAAGGTATTGAGGATTTTTACCTCGTGCCGCTCTATATGATGTATTATCAAGAAGGCAAAATGACGGCAACTGAAATAAACCAACGTGCCTCTGAACGTGCAATGATTATGAGTATTAACGTATTCCCGATTGAAAACGAACTATTAGATCCGATGGTTGCGCGTGAGTTGGATATTATGAAACGGCAAGGCAAATTGCCTGATAATATGCCTGAGGAATTACAAGCGTTAATGGATTCTGATGAGCCGTATGCGGCTATTCAATATGAGGGTGAACAGCATAAGGCACAAGAATTGATTAAGGCAAACGGTATTGCAACCACAATGCAAGCCGCTATCGGATTGTCTAACTTTGACCGGCATATACCATTGGCTTTTAAGAGTTATAAATGTTTAACCACAATGGCAAGTGCAAACGGTATGCCTGCGGATCACCTGCTTGCCGAAGATGACTATAATGATTTGGCAGAACAACAGGCTGAGGCTGACAATGCGGCGGCAATAGCGTCTGCTATTGATAGCGGCGCGGCGAACGTTGCCGGTGACGTGAGCGCTCGTTATGATAATAAGCTGGCAAGTGGAAACTATTAGCAAAAGGTTTTGAAATGGCGAATATTAAAGAAGATGTGAAGATTGCAGTTGAACAACTGAAAGCGGCTTATACTGAGCTGGCAAAGAACAAGGTTGTTATGCAAGATTTGAGAAATTTCTGCCAATTATCCATACCAACGGATATGAGCGGAAAAATAACACCGAACCTTGACACAAGCAAGGTACTGGTGGCTACTGGGCGCGCTACGGTGCTTGAGAGAATTGATTATTTTATCAATACACCTGTGGAGCAAATTGTTAAACAATATTTAGGAGCTTAAATATGGCTGATAATGAAAACGAAAATGTTACTGACGGTACAATCGAGCAAATTACACCGCCGGAAACTCCACCGGCGGATAATACAACATTACCGGAATCAACCGGCGGAAAAGAAACTGAAACCCCTAGTGATGATAAAAACACTGGGGGTTTAGTTTATCCGAACGCTGACGATGCAAACGCGGTTTTAGCTTTTAGAAAATCGTGTGGTTATCCTGATGACGCAAGCGGTTATGGCTTGCCGATGGATACAGACGAACAAAAAAGTTTAATTAACTTTATTCATAAATGCCAATTAGATCCTATTGCCGCAAAAACAATAGTGCAAAATGTGGCTGAGGTTATGGCGGCTGATGAGGCACAAGCCAAACAAACCTTTACTGATGGCTACAACAAAGTAGTTGATAGTTGGGGCGAAAGTAAAAAAGAAAATGAAAGCCTGATGAATAAAGGATTGTCCTTAATGAAACTGGATCAGGACAAATTAAGAGGACTCTCCGAGGCAATCGGAGTGGAGGCGGCACTCTCTATGATGATACTGTTGGGTAAAACTCAAACCGATTATAGCGGCATTAGCGGCGGCAACAGTGAAGATAGTGAGAGCCTTCTGGGGTATATTTCACGCAAACGCGGTTAATGAAATATGCTTTTTATCAACTGGAGGCAATAACGCCTCCATATTTTTTAACAAGGAAAAACTAAATGAGTAATGATACATTACAGCAAGTGGCCTTGAGTTACAGTAAAACTCAGCAGATGCTGATTAACAGCTTTATGAAAGAGTTGAAATTTTTGCAGACTGTCCCGTTTATGACTGCTACTCACGGTCTATTTAATCAATACGAAGAAGTTGCTGGCGTAAGCGGTGCTTCTTTCCGTGAATTTGACGCTCCAAACGTTGTTATGGATATTAAAACCATTATGAAACAGGAACGTTTAGGCGTATTGGCTGGCGAAATGAGCGTATCGGAAGAAAAAGCTATTTTGATTGCCAATAACACTAAAGACGGAGGCAAAGCCGCTGAAATCTACTTTGCTAAGCGTACACCAATTGTGTTAAATGACGCTGGTAAAGCAACTGAATGCAACTTTATCTATGAAAATCTTTATAAAAAATCATTTGCCTACAATAAATTGATTGGTACTGACGCTACAAAGCGCACAATCATTGACGCTGGCGGCTCGAACAATACCAACTACTCTATTATGGCTATTCGTCAAAACAAAGAAGAAAACTGCGGACTTGTCAGCCCTGTTGGGGAAAACAGTGATGAAGTAATGGTTATGGATTGGCTGAACGGCGGTGAACGTCATAAACTCACAACCGGTGCTGACGCTGGTAAAATCGGTTTTGAGGCTACTTGGAAAGCCTATTTAGGCTATCAAGTTGCACGTCCTGATTGTTTGGGTATGATTGTCAATATTGATCCGGCTAACAATAAAGATGTTACAGCGGCAATGATTGATGATTTGCTTGATAGAATTGAGGCAGATCCGACTGATACTGTGCTTGTTATGAGCCGTAGTATGAAAACTCACTTAGGACAGTTTAAGTATGAAAAATTGCGTACTGTCTTGGCTGACGATAAGATTAAAAACGTTATTCAAGAATGGAACGATATACCGCTTATCGGCACAAACACAATGTTACGCGGCACTGAATCTAACTACGTAATGCCGTGGTAAATGAATAGGCGCACTTTATCAACGGTGCGCCTTTAATTTCAATCTTTATTTATAAAGGAATAAAAATATGAAAATAGGTTTTTATGGTGAAAACTTTATTGATGAGGCAACCGCGGCCGCCTCTGTTGCGGCAACTCGCGGTATTATGGTCGGTGGCGCACTTGGACACGTATTTGCTATGTGCGTTGCTGGTGAGGGAGGTTGCACGATTGCTGACGGCAAAACTGTTACCTTAACCGCCACACAATCTGATACGGTTGACGGCACTTATAGCGCACTCGGCTCTCACACTCGTACAATTAGTGGTGATACCACTTTTGCTGAGGGTGAAGTGATTGCCGAAATCGGCTTTCCGTCTTATGTAAAAGACTATGCTAAAGTTGCTTTTGCAAGCAATGACAGCGCAATTAGCGGCAAGGTAAAAATCATACCTTACACCGTTGGTTAATTATAACAAACGGAGGTAAGATATGGTTGAGTACGTTGCTAAAAATGATACAGTCTATAACTTTAAGTTTTACCACAAAGGACAAACAGTTGAGGCTGGTACACTGTTGGACAGTAACCCAAACTTTGAACGCATTGGCGGCTCTAAACCTACTGTTAATAACACCAAAACAGGTGCTACTATTAGCAAAGAGGACGAAGTTGCTTTAAGAATGCGCGCCAAAGAACTCAAAATTGCAAACTGGCACACTAAAACACCGGAAAATTTGCAAGCTGAGATTGCCAAAGCTGAGGCTAAACTTGCCGCTCCAGCGGTTGTAACTACTGGAAACGGCGAAGAAGTTAAGCCGAACGGCGATGCTAAGGGGAAAAAATCTGACAACTAAACTTTAGAGGGGGCGTAAACCCCCTCTTTTCTTGATGTAGATGGCGCTACACCTGCGAAAAACTAACGGCGCAAAACAAATTTTAACAACTTGTTAAGGGGCATAAATATCCCCTATTTGGAGGCTTTAATGAGTGCAACATTTACAACAGAATTGGACGTTATTAACGCGGCAATCCGCGCTTTGGGTGGAAAACATAATATTTCTGCTGACGATAAAACAAATACCGCTGAGGAAATGAGTGCGGCATACCGTTTGGTGCGTGATAATTTGATACGTGCTTATAATTGGAATTGTTGCATAAAAAGAGATACGGCGGCTTTTTTAGAAGAAAGCGAAAGTATTTTATATCAAGATTATAAATATGTTTATCAAACCCCTAGCGATTGCTTGGGTATTATCACCATTAACGATAGATTTACCGGATATTCAGGCGTTGAATTAACAGAACGCTACGCACCGTTTTATAAAATCCGCGGCAATAAAATTTATACACGCTATCAACCGCCGCTGATTATTGAATATAAGTATAGAAATGAAGATGTAACAAGCTATGACGCTTGTTTTTGTAAAGTTTTGGCGTTGGATTTAGCGATTGAATGTTGCGAAAGAATCAAACAAAGTACAAGCGCCCTTGAAGAACTGCGCCGTTTGAAACAAGGCGCGTTAGATGACGCGCTAAGATGTAATGCGCTTGAAATACCGCTTAGACCAAAACCAACTGGCAACTGGCTTAGAGGACGTATTGTTGACGAATGGGGAGTAGAGTAAATGGTACAAAAAAGAGTTTTACGAGCCTTTAATGCCGGTGAGGTTAGTCCTGATTTGTATGGGCGTGATGATGTTACAAAAGTCAATAGCGGTTGTCGCGTTTGTGATAATATGCTACTCACCATACAGGGCGCGGCATATTTTAGGGGCGGTATGGATTATGTAAGCAAAACAAAAAACAATACGGAAACACTACTTATGCGCTTTGCTTATAATGATACCGATGTTTATGTATTGGAGTTTGGCAACCGTTATGTTCGGTTTTATCGTGATGGGGTGCAACTTAAAGACGGTAACAATAACCCATTAGAATTAACAACGCCATACATTTTGGCTGATTTATTTGATAATAGAGGAACACCAGCATTAAAAAGCGCACAATCCGGTGATGTGGTTTATTTGTTTCAAACTCAAAAAAAATATCCGGTGCAACGTTTGGAGCGTAATGCCAACGGCTCTTTTTCGCTCAATGAGGTTGATTATGCTGAGGACGGCGGATTTGAGGATTTAAACACTGAAAGTGAGGATAGGGTTTATGCAAGTGCGCAAACCGGCGATAATGTAGTTATTACGGCAAATAAAGCAATATTCAAAGCCGGACATATCGGCGGTTTGTTTTATATTGAACCTATCAATTTTAATGAAATTTACAGCTGGGCTGAGGGTAAAAGTGTTACAGCAGGTCAACGTGTTGTGGTTAATTATAAAACATACCGCGCCGCCGCGGCTGGCACAACCGGCGATACCGCGCCAAAACATACTGAGGGAACAGCAACAGACGGAAAATTAAATTGGGTTTATGAAGATTGCGGTTATGGTATAGGCAAAATAAAATCTATTTCACAAGACGGTAAAAGTTGTGTGGTTAAGGTGCTGTTACCTATACCGTTTGCCGCCGTTGGTGAGACGCGTAAAACTTGGAAATGGAAATTTGGCAGTTGGTGTGAAGAATATGGTTATCCGACTTGTGGTTGTTTTCATCGTGAGCGGCTTTGTGTGGCACGTGATAACCGTATATGGTTTAGTTGGACTGATGATTTTGAGAGTTTTAAGGAAAAGGATTTTGGTGCTATTACCTATGAAACAGGCTTTAGCTTTAATGTTTCAAGCGGTGTGAGTGTCGGCTCTATTAAATGGCTGGAAAGTGCAAAAGATTTAATTTGCGGCACGGACGTTAATATTGTAGCAATCGGAGAAAGCAACACCAGTGATTTGTTTTATGTTAGCAACTGCCGTTCGTTTGAACAAACGCACGATGGTTGCCGAATGATTCAACCGGTGCGGATTGGGCAAAGATTTGTGTTTGTTGATATTACCGGCACGGACACCAGCACACTTGCTTATAATGCAAGCAATTATCAATATGATAGTGATACAATACAAACCTATGCAAAGCACATTTGCGTTGAGGGTATAACAGATATGGTGCATATTAAAGAACCATTTGATGTTATCTATTGTCTGAAAAGTAACGGCGCACTTTCGTGTTGCTTGTATAATCCGGCACAAGAGGGCTTGGCTTGGTATAGAATTAAAACGGACGGTGAAATTAAAAGTATTGCCGCGGATAGCGCTAACCTTGCCTTATGTGTTAAGCGCAAACGTATTATAAATGGCGCAAGTGTTGATAACTATGGACTTGAATTTTTGCAAAATCCGTTTCAAGGCTTTTTCTCAAAGACAATAGCCGATTTCAATACAGCTAAGGAATATAAACAATATTGTATTGATAGTTTATTGGAGGCACAAAAAGAGGCTTGTTATTTGGACGCAAGCAATGTTTATACCTCCAATACGGCGTTTAGTGTTATCAATACCGGCTTAGATCATTTAGCAGGGCGCACGGTAAGTATTGTATCTGAGGGTGGTATTGAACCGGAGCAAGAAGTTAAGCAAGTTAATGGAAAATGGACGGTTACCCTGCAAACGCAAAGTAAAATTGCGATTGTGGGCTTACCATATAAAGGCGTTATTATCCCAACCTCTATGGAGGGGGATGGTGAAAGTAGCGCAAGGGCGCGGAAAAAGCGCATAAATCAAATTGGCTTTAGGGTTTATAACTCTATGGGCGGTATGTTTGGTGATACTATGGACAGCCTCAAGGACGCTTTGACACGCTCCGGAGGTGATAACTTAGACAATCCGATACCGTTATTTAGCGGTGATATTGAGCTTTCACCGTTTAATGGGGACTATGAGGAGGCGGAGCAACTTATATTTGTGCAACCGTATCCGTTGCCTTTTACATTGCAGGCAATCGTTTTTGAATTTGAAATTTATTAAGGAGGCTAAATATGAGTGGTGCGGCATTAGCGGCGGCGGCAAGTTTTGGATTGAATTTTGCAAATAGTCTGATTCAAACCAACTCGCAAATTAAACAGTTGAAACAACAAGCCGCCTTAAAAAATTTAGAGGGTGATATTTATGAGGGCAACGCGGCGGCACAAGCCAACGCGGACGCTTATAATGAGGATATGGATAGAAAAGCGCGCGATTTGGAGCTTTCAAGATTGCGCGCTACTACGGCACAAAGCGGTATAACAGGCGGTACACTAATTGATGTGCAAATGCGCTCAGAACAAGAGGCTGAACTTGATAATATGATGGCTCGCTATAATAATCATACTGCTTATGTAGCTACGATGTATGAGGCGCAAAAATCAAGAAGCGAGGCGGCACAATTATTGGCAAACGCTAAAGCCGCTAAAAAGAACAGATGGTTAAACGCTATTATCAACGGCGCTAGCAGTGCAATGGGGACTGCCTCGGCTGGCGGCTTGTTTAATGAATAGGAGTAAACGATATGGCTTTAAATAATACATATACACAGCAAGTTAGGGCAAACCCGACCTCTATGAACCCAACACAACATTATGTTGAGAAATATGACGCAACTGCTGAATTGGCTAAAAATCTTACTAACTTTGGCACGCAAGTTGCTGATGTATATGCAAAAGCTGATTATGAGGCGGCTAAGCGTGATATGAACGAGGACTATACGAACCGTGCTTTGGAACAGAAAAACGCGCTAAATGAGGCAAACGCCATTGCTGAGCCGCGTATGCGTTTGGCGGCTTATGAGAAAGCAATGGATAAAATAAATAAAAAATATGGGAAAAATATTGATAGCCGTTTTGCAAAAGAATATCAATCAATGACCGCGCTGGACGATAAAGAGACAATACTTAACCTGCGTTTTAGACAAACTCAAGATTTGCAACGTGAAAACAGATTACGCGCCGCTCGTGAGCGCGATAAGGCGGCGGAAATGGCGGCAAGCGCCAACCCAGCTTATGCGGCTGAAATTGATAACCGCGTGCGTGCTGATTTGGGTGGTATGCTTAATGACGGCTCTATTAGCCGGTATGAGTATGATGTTGCCCTTGAGGATTACAATAAAAAAAGAACCGCGGCAAGTGTTAATAACTTTTTGGATAGCTCGCCGGAGGATTGGGGGGACGATGAAGTTAATGCGGCACTGGACGCTATCACTGCCAACGTTAGCGATGAAAAGGAAAAACAGCAACTCAAAGACTTTGCAAAAGCCAAAATACAGGGCTTACGTAAGCAAAAAGAGTATTTGGACACCTTTAATCAACTGCATAGCGAATATGATTTATTGAATCAAAGCGCAACAAATAATCTTTCTATTGCGGAAATTAACCGCCGTATGCCTAAAGGGGCGAGCAAAGAGTATAAAAGCCTAATAAAATCTTTGAACGGTTACGGCAAATTGATACAGCCGGACGAAACAGAAAAGGTGATGATTAAAGAAAATCTTTATGACGAAATTGCCCAAATTACCAGTAACGCTGAGGCAAAACCTGAGGACTATGCGAAACTACAAAATAAAATTTATAGCGCCTTATCTGTTAAGGCTATGAGTGTTGCGGAGGGTAAAAAAGTTTTGGATCAAATAATTATGCCATTAAACGATACGTGGGGACGGCAAATTGATAAACTATCCACTGATAACTTTGGCTGGTTTACCAGTGATTTGGGTATGAGTGAGGTTAAAAATTACTTGGAAAATAATGGCTGGCTGAAAAATACTAAACAAATTGCTAAGCGTAATAAAAAAGGCAAAAACCTTTCGGCTGACTTGAAACAAGATGCGGTAAACAATGCGCGTATTAGTGTTAAGGCTTATCAACTTTATAATAGTAATCTTCTAAAAACGGCGCAAGCCAACGGACTAAACAGCGTAGCTGATGTGGTGGCGCTTGAGGACGGCGCACAAAAACGCGCTCTTTTCAAAAATGCACAAGATACCACAATACGGCAAATGGCAAATGACAGATTTAGCTTTTTATCGGGTATGCCGGAACAGCAACAGCCTAACAAGGTGCTGGACGGCGGCAATCTTTATGGCAACACCAACAATATTGATAATTCAAGGCTTGGCACACCGGTTAGTGATACACGCTACAAAGGCACTGCGTATGACGCGGCAAGCGGTAAATACGGCTTAGTGCGCGCTGACGGCACGATTGAAGAAGTGAGTTACGAAAAATATAAACAATTTGGAGGGCAAAAATAATGGCTTGGGAAATTGAAAATACAGTTACAACGGACAATAAAGCTGTTCAACCGCGATGGGAAATTGAGAATAGTGAGCCTATGACTCAATCTGTTATGGACGCTGAAACCCAACAAATGTATAATGTGCCGCTCGGAATGGACGCAACTGACGCTAAATTTGCGATTGATACGCAACACGGCGGCAAAAATAAAGACTCTTTCTTTGGTAAGGTGTGGACAGGCACACAAATTGCGGGCGAATCCATAGAGGAAGTTTTTCAAGACTTTAACCGCGCAGCTGTTGAACACACTGGGCAATTAGTGGATTCTCTTGTGCTTGATAAGGGCTTGAGATACCAAAAGCGTATGAAACTTGTTGAGGATTGGGAAAATGGCGATTGGAGCTTTTTTGGTGATAAAGAATTTAGCGATGAAGAAAAGCAAAATATTATCCGTCGGCAAAAGGAAAAAATTGCCTATATCCAAAATCTAAGAGAACGCGCGCAAAAGTTTTTCAACAAAGGCGCACAAATTATGCGTCCTGATGAAAAGCTGGATAATGCCGACAAGTTTTTTATTGCCGCAAGTAGCGGTATTGTAAGCACTGCGGAGGCGGCGGCGGTGGCTTTAGCTACAAAAAACCCAACTGTTGCCGCGGCGGCAATAGGCACAACCTATGCGGCACTTAAAGATACTGAGTATTTTGACAAGGCAGTTGCCGCCGGTGAAAGCGCAAATGACGCAAGCACGGACGCTACGGTTGCCGGTGCGATTGAGGGCGGACTTGAATTTGTGGGTGATAGGCTTTTGCTCGGTATTGGTAAGGTGAAACCTATTCAACAGCTCGGCAATAAAGTTATTAACTCGTCTATTGCTAAAACCTTAAAAAGCAAAGTCGGACGCTCGGCTATCGGTAAAATTGCCTCCCGACACCCTCAAAGCATTTTCGGCGCGGCGGTTAAAGGCGCTGTTACTGAGGGCGGCGAGGAATTTATGCAAGAGGGCGCTGGTATGCTGTGGGAAAACTATAATGATGTTTCCAGTTACAGTATGGACGAGATTTTAAGCCAAAGTTTGTTTGCTTTTGCCGCCGGTGCTGTTCCCGGTGCCGGTATGGGCGGTATAGGCACAAGCATATATAACCAAAAAATTACCAAAGATAATACGGCAATTAAGAACATTTTGAAAGAAAATACGCCGGAATTAACTAATGAAGAATTGCAAGTTGTAGCTGACAATGTGCAAGATGCTTTGTTGCAACAGGGCGCGGCTTATGACGAACAAATTACAAATCTGTTACGCAAAGAATCTGAGATTGATGTTATGCCGGACGGTTTGACTGCTGAAAGTCTGACTGCTGATACACGTGCTATGCTTAAAGAAAAATACGGTATGAGTGATGAGGATATTAACAAAACCATTGATATTGCCGCAAACTATATTGACGCGCGTAATGGCTTTAATGAAACTTATAATGAATACTTTGATAAAATGGACGTTGCCGGTTATGATCGCGCGATTACTGATAATGCGGCGCGCGTTTTGGCGGCGCGTGCTGTTGCGATTGCTAGGGCTGAGGGTGTTAGCACGGAGGAGGTACGTAAGCGCTGGAATTTGAATCTGACACGGCAAAGCTATGAGGACTTTTCGAGAGGTGTGCCGGTTACGGATAACTATGCCCTGCGTCAACGACAAATTGATGACATTATGAGTGTTGTGCCGGAAAACTGGACATCGGAACAGAAAAAAGCGTTACGCAAAGGTATTGCCGCTCGTGCGCGCTATGGTGATTTGAATAAGGCAAATTTCAACGCTGAAATGGCAAAAAAATGGTTTGAAACAAAAGGCGCTGAGGAATCTGTTAAGGCTATTAACAAGCGCGTGCAAACCATTATGGGCGTTTTGAACTTTAAAGAAGAAGTAGAAAACGTTAAAAAATCTAAGCGAATCAATCCGCAAAATGTTAATCCGTTTGAGGCTTTGGTCGATGATAGGCTGTATAACAAGATTGCTAAAATTGAAAAGGAAAACAAAGGCGACAGCTTGATTACATTTATTATTAAGCGCGGTGGACTGAAAGATGTTGGCGGTGAGTTAAAAAATATGGATGCAAAAAAACAACGTATTGGGCTTATCAATAATAAAACCGGCAATAGCTTTGATGATATTGCGCTGGCGGCTTGGGAAAACGGATATTTCCCCTCTTACTCTGAACGTCCAACCATAAATGATTTATTGGAGGCAATAAGCACTGAGCTGTTTGGTGAAAAACACTATCAATACCAAGATGGTAACCCTTTTTCTATGACTGAATATGTCAACAGTCTTGCCGAACAAATGGATATGCTTGGCGTGGATTATAGAGGTATGAGTGCTGAGGAGGCTGAGGCGGCTTATAACAAAGCGGCTGAGGAATACAGTAAGAATGCTAAACAGTATGAATCTGAGACAAATGCAAACGATGTTAGTATTGATGATGATTTTACGTTGTTTCAAGAGGCTAAGGATTTGACGGATAAGATAAGCAAAATTGACGCGGAAAAGCTGGAATATGAGCGCAAGGATATAAACCCTGAACTCAAAGGTAGAGAAAACGAAAAAGTAAAAGCGGTTAAAATTAACCGCTTTTTTGCTAAACGTGCCGAAAGCAAAGATATTAGCCTTGATGATGTTGTTGCCGCGCTGGACACTAAGGTTAAGAGAAACGCTAACGGCGCGCGTGTTTTGAAAAACAGCGCGAGAGGTGAAACAGTTACTTTATCTAAAAATGCGCTTAGCAAAATGTTTAAGTCAACAAGCAACCGGCTTGGCGGTAATGTTGGCGGTATATTAGGCAAAGAGTGCATTGCTAATATTGCTGATATATTTGATAGTGCGATACTGGTTAAAACGCATAATGACGAAAAACACGGCTCTAAAAACAAGATACATCGTTACGCAAATGTTATACAATCTCAAAAAGACAACGATTCGCCGGCTGAAACTTATATTGTAAAAATTACGGTAAAAGAATTATCCGGTGGGCGCAAAGATTTAACTGATGTAGAAATTGAGGGAAATAATGATAAAAACCTTGCCGCTTATGATTTAAAAGTTGGTAAAACAAATACCGCTGGAAATTCCCTGGGGAACTTCGCGGCAGGCGCGAAAGCGACAGTCGCAAACAACAGCGGTAATGATGTTATTATAGATGATTTAATTGATTTTGTCAACACTTATATAGACGAAAAGATAAGTATAAATGGTGTTGACCGGTGGGCAACCAACAGTAACGGCAATCGTATAGCAAAAACCGCGGAGGGTTTGCGCGCCTTTTATGAATGGTTTGGTGATAGCAAAGTTGTTGATAAACAGGGTAGACCGCTTGTTGTGTATCACGGAACAAATGCAGAGTTTGATACTTTTGATAAGAGCAAAATAGGAAAAGGAAGTTATTGGGGGCAAATGTTCTATTTTGGTAAAGGGGATGAGTGGATAAAGCAAAAAGGCTATAGTGTTTCTATGCCAGTATACCTACAATTAAAAAATCCATTTGTGTTAAAAAATAAAGCGGGTGCTTTGCAACTTGAAGACATTTTGGGTAAAAGTTTTTTGCCAAAAAAAGACATAGGGGTCAATGATTCCTGGGCAAAGTATGTTCTTGGATATAGGTCTGAAAATCCAGAGTTTTTTTCTGAAAAAATGCAACAAGCAGGATATAATGGTTTAATTATTCCAAAATATAATATATATGGAGCGTTTGAGCCTAATCAAATAAAATCTGTAAATAATAGTGGCCATTTTGATGTTAATAACCCTAATATATATTATCAACGTAGTAAAAACGATAATTTGACCGGTGATTTATTTGCAAATCCTATAAACAATGAGGCAAAACCTTTGCCTATTTCTGTGAGAAAACAAGTTGATGATTTATTTTCTTATGCAGAAAAACAAGATGGTGTAACTAAAGAACTGCCATTATTCAGCACTAAAAGTGAAAATAAAAAAATAGAACAAGAATATAAACCTAAAAAACAAATTGAAGATACCGGAGATAGTTTGTTAGGCAATCTTAAACACAATACTAAAGTGTATAATTGGGCGGAATTAGAGGGAATGAATGATCTTTTGCGCCATAAATACCTTACTAAAAATTATATTTATCCGAAACCAAGCATTGAAAAATTGCAAGTTCAGGGGGTTAATGGCAGAGCTGCCGCTTTGGTTATTTATGTTTATAACTCAATCAATGCAAAACCAGCTAAAAATGTCAATGATACATTGCAAAACTCCAAACGTTTTTATGATATTGTACATAGAACAATGGATAAAACCATTGAATATGCCAAAACACATAAAGATGATATTGCCGCATGGCGTGAAGATATGGGGATAAATTATGATATTCTGAACAATGTCTTTCCAAGTGAAGAAAAAATTCCTAACCGCATATTTAGAGAAAATAAAGAATACAATGCCGAAGCGTTGGTCGCCGGTGGCAATAAATTTATAAGCTCAATGATGCTAACCGGCTATGATTTGACTAAACTTGACTCTATTGTTGAAGATTTTGAAAAAGCTCCCAAAGATAAGGAAAAAACAAAAACTGCTGAAGAGGCATGGCAAAAATATTTTATGGTTGTTAAAAAAGCATACCAAGATGGTTGGTTTGTTGTTGATAACAATGGTAAATCAATTTCACGTGATTTAAATTTTAGCACAGAAGAAAAAGCGGCTGAATTTGCAAAAAATGCTTATGAATTGGTTAAGCCATACCTTAAAGGACAAGGAGAAACTGTTGAATTTTCTGGCATGCGTAAAGGATTGCCTCGCCGGCAAAACAATCAAAATGTTAATCCAGGGGCTTTAATGGAAACATTTGGCTTTAGAGGAATCAATTTTGGAAATTGGACTAAGCAATCAGAACGGCAAGAATTTTTGAATTTAACTTATGATAGCTTACTGGATATGACTGAAATATTGGGAATACCACCTAAAGCAATAGGATTAGAGGGGAAATTGGGGCTTGCATTTGGTGCGCAAGGTCGTGCCGGTACTGCTGGGCATTTTATACCAGAATTTAATGAAATAAACCTTACTCGCAAAAATGGTGCCGGTTCATTAGCTCATGAATGGTGGCACGCTTTAGATTATTATTTTGGCGATCAGTCTTTGGGAAAAGACTTTAGTGGTACACCCTCCCTAGAACTAGAAAAACAAGGAAATTTGCGCTCAGAAACATACGATGCTATTCGCAATCTTTATAACCAAATTTCAACAGCAGATATGTCTGATGCAGAAGTTGAAAGCCGATATAAAGCCCAAGTTTCACACATAAAACGCATTATTGACTATCGTGCCAATGAAATAAAAACAAAGTTTGAAAAAGCAAAAAATTCGGCGGAAATCAATAAGTTTATTGATAATTTAGTGGCAATGGGAAAAAATTATGACAGTAGTAAAAGCAAACAATATCTAAATGACTTCCAAGATATGATTGAGGAACGCCGCCGCACAGCGGACTTGGCCGCAATATTTTTTGATTTACAATATAAATTAAAGCAACTAGGCACTTTAGATGAAAGTACTAGTTCTTGGCGCAAAGTTAGTAAATACTATGATACTGCTAATAAGCTAAACAGAGCAACTAAAGATAGAAAAGGATATTGGACAAAGCAAACAGAATTGGGGGCAAGAGCTTTTGCAAGCTATATAAATGATAAAATTGCGTCCAATGGTTGGTTTAATTACTTTTTGGATGGGCATGCAAAACTTAGTATCTTAGATGTAAACGAGTATTTAACGGCTTTGGGGAGAGCTGAAAAATCTGGTGAAACAGTAAATATGGACGATTATATGCTGCCGATCTATCCTGCAGATGAAATGGAACGTGCAAATATAGATGCCGCATTTGATAGATTATTTAAGACAATAGAAGTTGATCCTGAAAATAATTATCGGCTATATCAAAAAACAACCGGAGATGGTGTTTCTCCGCGTGGGGCGTTTGTTGAACGCGGCGATGAAAACATTATTTTTGCCTTTGAAAACGCGGACGCGTCAACGGTTATTCACGAACTCGGACACTTCTTTTTACACGATATGCAAAAATTTGCTGATAATCCAAAGACGGCTGAACAGTTGGCTGAAATTTATAAATATCTTGGGGTTGAAAACGGCACGCTGACACGTGAACAAGAAGAAAAGTTTGCTGATACGTTTGAGGTTTATTTGCTCGATGGGCGTACGCCTAACCAAATTTTAAAGGGTGCATTTGCTCGCTTTAAGAAGTGGATTAGTAGTCTTTGGTATGAGGTAAAGCGCCTGAGTGGTATTAAGGTTACGGACGAAGTGCGTGCAACCTTTGATGAAATGCTGGGCGGTAAAGGCTTAGATTTTGCTATGCAAGCAAGCACGCTTAAAATGGGGCAAATGCTGGAGCGCGGCAATATCTCACAATGGCAAACCAACCGTGCTATGCAAATGCTTTATGAGGGCAAAATGAGTAAGGCGGATATGCAAAACCTTATTCAAAAACTCCGTAACGGTATGAAAAATAAAGAGTTTGTGGAGGCTCTAAAAGAGTTTGAAAACAAACCGGCTAAGAATAACAGAGAGGTGTTGACTGAATGGGACTATACTGTTTTACGCAATCAACTGGACGGCTTAAACTTTAACCGTGATAAGGTCAAAGCTAGAGTTGAAAAACTGCTTAAATGGAGTGAACCGCGTACAAACGGCGGCAAACTTGTTGGACGTTTTCCAAGCAAAGGGCTTAATGACGCTTTTGCTCGTTATCGTGAATTGGCGACAATGAACAAAGATGAGGCTAAGCAAAAACTACAAGAAAACGTTGATTTGATTGAGGAACAAATGAAATCCGGCGGTGATGTTGATATTGAACAGCTGATTTTTGAAAACCGCCTACTCTCTTATAACTTAGGCAAAATTAGCAACAATGAACTCTTAAAGCTGTATGACGGCTTGGCTGAAAGCTACAATATGGGGCGGCTGACTGATAAAATCACCGGCGATGCAAAGCGTGAACGCAAAAAACAAATGATTGAGCGCGCTAAAAATGTTTTAACCAACTATGGCGCAATCAATCCGAACATTGAAAGCTCGGAAATCAAGAAACGGTTGGCGCGTTTTGGCTTGACACAGCAAAGCTGGGGCGGCTTACTTGATACGCTTTCTATGAATGATAAACGTTCGCAAACTGGAAAATCTGCGTTATCAGATGATTTAGATATGTTTGAGGCAGAACAAAAGAAATATGCCGGAATTGCGGCAGATAGTGAGCTTATCAGCCAAAAACTGGAAAAGTTTTTATCCGGCACAATGAACAACGCGCAAAGTGTTACACACTATATGAACACTGAGTTGGATAAAAAGATTGTGATTGAATGGAGCGGCTTAATTGATCCAAAAGAACGGAATCCAAAATATCAAAAATGGCAACCGTTCAAGCGCACGTTTACCAAAGACCAACTTATAGATATTTATATGAAGTCTTTGGATGATGACACGCGTGAGATTATGATTAACGATCCTGTCAATCAATACAATAAAGCGTTCTTAAATAAGGTTAAAGACGAATTAACCACTGATGATTTGGCGGTGGCTGACGCTATATTTGAGTTTTATAATGAAAATTATGAGCGGTTTAATGCCTTTTATGAAGAACATTTCGGTATGAGCCTGCCTAAGTCAAAGTATTACACACCACGTGCAATGAGCGTTGACGGTGTAACGATTGACGATAAAACCACACACGGCTACGCTAGCTTTAGCGGCGCTAAGAAAAGAGTGGCGGTTGCCGGTACTGGTGTTATCAATATTCAAGGTGCATTCAGGGCTTTGAATAAATATATTAACCAGCAAAATCATTATATGGGCTATATGGATAAACTGACCGATATTAACGCTGTACTGGCAAATAAGGATGTTAAAGGCATCATAAATTCTTTGTTTGGGGCAGAAATGAATAAACGCATAGCTTATGAAATTGACAACCTTGCCAACAATGGCAATGATAAAGTTGACGTTTGGGGTAAAAGGTGGAATAAAGTGCGCGCAAATTACGCTAAGTCGGTGCTGGCAGTTAAACCTAGTTTGGCAATAAAACAGCTTACCTCTTTCCCTGCTTATTGGGAAAATGTAAGCACAAAGGATTTTATTGCCGGTGTGGCTGACTTTTTTGCACACCCGAAAGAGGCTATGCGGACGCTTGGCGGCACAACTTTAATGAAAACGCGCGACACGGATATTATCCGCGACTTCGATCAAATAAGTAAAAGCAATCTATTTGCTAAAATGAAAAAGGCAAAAGGCAAAATCAAATGGAATGATTTGCTGATGTTTAACATTAAGTTTGGCGATAGAGGCGCAATTTATATGGGTGGCTGGGCGCTCTATAAGTCTGAATTGAATAAAAACTTGAAAGCCGGTATGAGTGAAAAAGAGGCGAAAACCAAAGCGCTTGAGGCTTTTGAGCGGATAACGGACGAAACGCAACAATCTGGACGCTTGAGCCAACAAAGCTATATGCAAAGCAACTCGGCACTGCGTGCATTTACGATGTTCACCAGCTCGCAAAACCAGTATTTACGTAAGGAAATTAACGCAATACGCGGTTTGGCAACAGGTAGAATGAGTAAAGCTAAAGCGGCAAAAACAATATTTATATATCACGTTTTATTGCCGGTATTCTTTCAAGTTGTGAGTGATGGCTTTAGATGGGACAAAGATAATGACTTGCGCGCCGCTGTTCTTGGTTCGCTCAATGGTTGGTTTATTCTCAACAAAGTGCTTGAAAACGTTTATAACTGGATAACGGACAACAGTAATATGTTCACAACACGTATGTCTGTGCGCGATTTAGTGCCGTTTTGGGGTTCAATAGAGGATTTAAAAAACGATTTACTAAAGTTCGCTGATGACGAAATGGATCTTGAGGACGTGTTAGACGTTATTAAGCCTATTGGTGAAGTTACCGGCTTGCCGCTTAAATATGCCAAAGATGTTGCGGAAAATGCCGGTGAATACGCCGACGAGGGCGAATATGGCAAAGAGTTATTGTTGTGGCTTGGCTGGAGTCCGTATTCATTAAGGGATTCTGATGATGAATAAAGGCGGTGGTGGTACACCGCCTTTTATTATTATGTTTTGGGTTAAGCGGTTAAGGCAACTTGCCGCTCTTTTTTTATTTCAACTCTTTTAGAAAAGGAAAGATATAATGACTATACCTGCAAGTATGCCTGTAAGGGCTGTTTATACTGGCGATGGTGTAACGGTTAATTTCCCGGTGCCGTTTATTTATTTCGCAAATGATGATGGCACAAAGCAGATTAAAGTTGTGTTGGCTGACGCTGACGGCAAAAATGAAGTTGTAAAGAGGGAAAATACCGACTTTACAATTACTGACGCTGGCGTGGTTAATGGCACACTGACAATGCTTGTTGCGCCTTTGTCTGGGTATAAGCTGACAATTATATATAATATACCGATTGAACAACTTACAGATTATAAAGAATTTGGACGCTTGCCGTCTGAATCAATAGAAACCGCTTTTGATAAAATAACGGCTATACTAAAGCAACATCAAGAAATTATTGATCGCTGTTTAAAGGTTACTATTTCCGGCAATCAAACTCCTGAGGATTTGTTAAAGGAAGTTTATAGCAAGCTAGATAGTGCAACCGAAGTGGCTGGGCAAGCAATAGCGGCGGCAAACGAGGCTACAACTGCCGCCGATAATGCAACCGCGGCAGTTGAAAGCGCGGAGAAAACGCTTATTGAGGTTACAGCTTATGTTAATGCCGCAAAAAACGAAATTAACGAAACAAAAACGTCGGCTACAACAGCAATCAATAACACAAAAGATACAGCTATTGCTGAGGTAAATAATGCTGTTAGTGCGGCTGAGGCAAGTGTTTCGCAAACTGTTGAAACTGCGGAGGCAAATATTCAAAGCGCTATTACACAAGCAACAGAAGATGTGGAGGCGGCGGCTATTGCGGCGGCGAAAGAGGTGCTAGAGACTGCGGAGGCAACTGTTACAGAGGCGGCACAAATAAATATTGATAATTATGTTGTAAATACCACGCAAGGGCAAATAGACAGTTACATAGAAAGAACAACAAAGCCCAATATTGTTGCGTATGTGAATAACACAACAAAGCCTAGTATTGAAAGTTATGTGAATAGTACGGTGAAGACCAATATCAATAACTATGTTTCCAATACTATTGAACCAAAAATTGACGCTTATACAGCTGGAAAACTCGCAGATTTTAATACGAACGCGGCGGAAAAACAAACACTTGTTGACGCAAGTGCAACCGCGGCGGCAAAGAGTGCAACCGCGGCGGCAACCAGCGAGTCAAACACATATAATGCTCTTGCTGAGGCTGAGGAATTGCTTGGCTATGCTGAAATTTTTGGCGGTACTCCTGATGATTCAACTACCGATGAAATAGTTGGTGGAGTTATTTAACTTAAATTTTAATAGAGGATATAAACTATGACTGATGTAATTACAAGACGCATTAGAGTACGTCAAAGCTCTAGTGCGGCGGCAAAATCACAAAACGAGGTTTTGCGTTTAGGCGAATTTTTTTATGAAACAGACACCGGGGAAATTAAAATAGGAGACGGTGTTACTAAGTATAATTCTTTATTGGGCTTGCAATCTGAGGCGAAAATAGCTCAAAAAATAGCTCAAGGGATTTATGATGGTGTAAACCTGCAAGAAAAATTTGCCGCGGAAATTGCTAAATATGGCAATGTTGCCGATTGGTTGCACGCACGCGCGGCAACAAATAACTTTGCCGGTATTTATCCGGGGGACTATTTTTATGACAGTATGTCTGCCGGAACGGTTGCCGGAAATGCTATTGCCGCCAAAAATAAAAAGATTTATATTGCCGGTATTGACCTTTATTATGGAACTGGCGACACGGAAATGCCTCATCATTTTACCTGTTTTTCATTGGCTGATGAGAATGTAACGTGGAATGATACCAACAATAACAACGGTTCGGCGTATTCTTCGCACCCGTGGATTGCGAGTAAACTTTATGCGGTATTGAACGGCGTAAACAATGCAAGCTCAAATCCTGTCGGGGCTTGCGGCTATAATGCCGCCGGTGCTGGATATTATCAACTATTCAGTTCTAAATTGCGCTCGCGTATGGTAGAACAGCGCGTGCATATGGGAATACGTTATTCTGCAACTGCCGCATTGAATGATGATAACGGGCAAGCGTGGGTAGGACGTGGGCTTATTTTTGCGCCGTCTGAAATTGAAGCATACGGCGGAATGATTCATTCGGTAAAGTCAACATTTCCACAATGCGAAAATTATGGTCCGTGGTGTCAATGGCCGCTATTTAAATCTGCCGGTTATCGTGGGCGGTTATTGTTTGGTCGTGTGTACTGGTGGCTCTGCTCTGTGTCCGGTGGTGCTTCTGCGGTCGCTGGCGGTGTCACCGGCGACGGTATTTCTGACACTACCATTACGTCCAACACTTGGATTCGTGCGCCGCTCTGCTTCCATATCGCTTAACACTAAAACGGCGGTCGGGTATTATCCCGACCGCTATTCTTTTAAAGGTTACTAAAAAATGTCAGTATATGCAAAAGACCGTAAAACAACAAAACTTCAATATATAGTTACGGCTCAAAAACTACAAGTTGCGGTTATCCAATATTTAATGAATGACAACCACGTCCCCAAAAAATGGCGTTATATGTTAGCTCAAGACGCTATTTTAAAAGTTAGTGAGTTATTAGATAATGTTGTTGCCTCAAACACAATATTTCCGAATACGGAAGAAAAATTAACACTTCGCAAGAAATATTTGCAACAAGCACTAATTAACTGCTATCAACTGGAAAATAAAATGCTTTGTATGGTGCGGACTATACAAAGCGTTAATGCGGAAAATTTGAAACAAATAACAAGTTTGTTGTTTGATGAAATAAATCTTATTAAGGGCGCAAGCCAAAATGCGAAGATTATTTCCGCGTAAACAATAAGGTTTAATGTTGTATCTGCGCGCGTGTGAACTGGTGGCTCTGCTCTGTGTCCGGTGGTACTTCTGCAATCGCTGGCAATGTCAACGGCAACGGTATTTCTAACACTAACAATACGTCCAACACTTGGATTCGTGCGCCGCTCTGATTCCTAAAAAATTTCTTAAAGCCTGTCTTAGTAAGCTGGAAACAGCCGAACACCGTGCATTTAAGAGGAAGGAACGTTAAACCTGTTTTCATTAGAAACGAATAGGAACTTTGACGCTGAACAACGGTCGCCCTCAAAAATTGAGAGTGCATAGCAAGAAAAACGCGGACGGACGCTTGTTTTATGTTGTGGCAGTATGTGGTATAATTCCGTTCGGTGCCTCGCAAAGTTTATTTTTTTAAGGTATTTTATGACAAGACGAAGTAAAAGATTTGAACGCCGTTTAGCAAAAAGAATAAAACGGCGCAAATTGTTTTTAGAAAAATATGATAATTATGCAAACGTATGCAATCGCATAAATTTATTTGAAGCCGCTGATTTAGCTAAGAAGAATGTTTTATGGAAGTCCAGCGTCCAAAGTTGGAGTATTCATCAGCTGTTAAACACCGAAAGACTTTATCGGGATATGACGGACGGAAAAGATATTAGAAAAGGTTTTTCAAAATTTACGATTTGCGAACGCGGCAAAATACGCCATATTTCAGCGGTGCGTTTTTATGAACGAATCGTGCAAAAGGCTTTATGCAAAAATGTTTTATATCCGGTTTATACGCGGTCGCTTGTTTATGACAACGGCGCAAGTCAAAAAGGAAAAGGTGTTATATTTTCTCAAAATCGGTTAATCAAGCATTTAACAAGGCACTTCAATAAGTATGGAAACAACGGTTATATCCTGTTGGTGGACTATAAAGGATATTTTGAAAACATAGACCACCCAGCCTTAAAGGCTCTTTATCGTAAATATTTTAAGGATAAAAGGCTTTTAAAATTGATTGATGACCTTGTTGACGCTTACGGAGATAAAGGACTGGGGCTTGGCTCTGAAACCTCGCAAATGCACGCTATAATTTTCCCGAACGTTATAGACCACGCTATTGCTGAATGTATCGGACACGGTATTTTCTTTGGTCGGTATATGGACGACAGCTATATAATTGCCAAAGATAAAAAACTTTTATTAAAAGCAATAGCCATTATAAAGCGTTTTTGCGAAAAATTAAAAATAACCTTATCCCCGAATAAAACAAAAATTGTTAATTTAAGAAACTGTTTCAAATACTTAAAAACAGTTTTTCATTTTACGGATAAAGGAAAAATCATCAAAAAACCTTATCGGCGCAACATTACAAGAGAACGCCGAAAGGTTAAGAAACAAATACGATTGTGGAGAGCCGGAAAGATAGGCGCAAAAGAACTTCAACAATCGTTTGAAAGCTGGGCAGGCTCAATGTTACGGCGCAACGCCCGGCGGACTGTTTGGAATATGCGCCGTTTATTTGGAAAGGAAACAAAACTATGGATGGAAAAAAGAAAACAAAATCTGAAATTGAATGTCGGTTAAATGCTTGTCATCAAGAATTAGCCGCATACGATTATTCAGCAAGGAAAGTTACTTGGGAATTGGCGCGAAAATTCCGTGAACTGTTCCCGGATGTTGATTTGCCAATGTTTGACAAATACGAGGTTATAGAACAGACAGCTGACGAACGCCGCCAAGAAATTCGCAAACTTGAAGCTGAATTAAAGGACGCACCGGAAGATGAACACCGAATTTGACACCGCTGTTTTGGCTATTGTCAAGGGTTGTAAGATAGCCAAAAGTATAGCGCGCCTTTATGAAATGGGTTATTTATCTGATAGTGAGTTGGCGGCTTGTGTTGGTAAATACATCACGCTTGCTGATTATAACAAAATAAAATGTATTGATTAAATCTTGAAAACAGATATAGTATTATTATAAGACTTAATGCCAAAAAGTATTGCCTTTACCATTTATAAGGATAAAGGCAATGGAGTATAATTTTAATGATGTAGAGACACTTGCTCGCACGCTATATGGCGAAGCTCGTGGTGAAAGCAGGCAAGGCAAAATAGCCGTTGCCTGTGTTGTTTTAAATAGAGTAAAACGTAAAAAAATGTGCGGTTGGCGTAATATCGGTAACTACAAGGTGGCTACGATTGCGGCAACTTGCTTGAGACCGTGGCAATTTTCTTGCTGGAACAAAAACGATCCTAACCGGAAAATCATTATACAGGTAACAACCGCGAATCCAAAATTTGCGGAATGTTTAGATATTGCACAAAAGGTTTGCGATGGTGAAATTGAGGATATAACCAAAGGCGCTACGCACTATTATAATCCTAAGGCTTGCGTACAACCGAATTGGGCAAAAGGTAAAACACCGTGCGTGGTTATCGGAGACCACTTGTTTTTTAATAATATTGATTAGTGGGGTATAAGGAATGTTTAAGGCGATAAAAGAATTGTTGCTTGAGTTTGGTGTTGTTGGCGCAGTGTTTGGCGTTTTATCGGTATTTTGGAGTGGAGAACAGCTATCAACCACCGATAAAGTGAAAAAGGTGTTTGCGTCTATTACGCTGAGCTTGATTGTGGGTAATATATGTATGGGCTTAGATGTCAACGAATATTTGACTTTCGCAATCATAGGTGGATGTTGTTCGTTTAGTCGTGAAATATTTGATAGCGTTGGCGGCTTGCTGAGGCTTTTGGCGAATAAACCTTTACATACAATAAAATCTTTAGTGGATATTGTAAGGGGTAAGTGCGATGATGAAAGCGAAAATAATTGATATAATCCTACGTGCTGTATGTTTAGCGGTGGGGCTTAGCTTGTTTTTTTGGTGGAGTAACCGGCAAGTTGAAAAACGTGTTGCCGCTGAATGCGAATTAAAAGCCGTGCAACAAGTGGTAATTACAACAAAGGCTAAACAAAAGGAGGTCGAAGATGTGGCAAAGGCTAAGGCTGTTATTTATAGCCGTCCTAACGCAAAGCGTGATAGCTTGCTCTCATCAATGCGTAACGGTACATTATGACTTTTGCCCTGTTTATCCTATTGCTGGCGCGTCTGTGGCGGCAGAATTGGAAAATTTGACGGCGGACGAATACCCCAACACTTGGGAATGGATCGGACGGATTGATAAATTGAGACAGGAACTTGAACTATGTAAGGAAAAGAATTAAGGCTTAATTTTTCTAATTATCCGGTGGCAGATTTAATGGAGGTAATGACAATGGCAAATAACATAGAATTAAAAGATGAAGAACGGCAAAAATGCGAAATATGGACACGCGTAATGGGGTATCACCGCCCTGTATCGGAATTTAATAAGGGTAAGAAAAGTGAATTTTATAGCCGTAAATGCTTTACTGAGGTAAAAGCGGTGGTTGGCTTGGATAAACTGAGCTTTCAAAACTCTTTTGATTGTGGTTGTGTGGCTGAATGAGTAAGTGTGCCGCTGATATTTTCCATTGATAATGGATTTTCTAAACACGTTACAGCGCTGTCAAATTTGTTAGGGGCAAGGTGCATATAACGCTTTGTCATCTCAAGTGTGGCGTGTCCCATCAGCTCACTAATAGTGTTAATATCCACGCCGTCCATTGCAAGCCAAGAGGCAAAGGTGTGGCGTAATGTATGAAATACTACTTTATTGCGGCTGTCTGTAATATTTTGATTAAAAAGACTATCTGCTATACGCTGGTACTGGTCTGAGACACTATTTATATGCTTTGAACCGTCTGTTTTCATAAATAAATAATCATCGGGCTTTAATCCGGCGCACCGGCGGCGCAACATATCAAACACAATTTGTGGCAAAGGTAAAGCCCTATTAACTACACCCTTTGGATCACGAACATAAAGGCGACGAATACTAAAGTTTATATCTACCGCTTGTAATTTAAAAATCTCGCCAGCACGCAAACCACAACACAGAGCAAGTAAAGACATATCAAAAACAGTAGGCTTTTCCATTTTGCTTAACCTTTCAAAGAGTTTTGCCGCCTCCTCTTTGGATAAAAAACGTATGCGTCTATTATCTATCTTTATTTTTTTTACTTTTGAAACAGGATTATCACCTGCAAAATAATCATTATTTTTAGCCATATTAAATACGTGACTTATATATACAAGCACTTTATTAACACTTGCTGGAGCGCGTCCGGCAGCTGTCATATTAGCTTTAATTGTTTCAAGGTGTATCGGCTTAATATCAATCAGGCGCATATTGCCAATAACTGGTAATATATGATTTATATGTGCGCCAACTTTCCCCTCTTTTGGTTTATTTTTATCAATATAGCTTGGTTTGTATATGTTCTCATAAAATTGCCGGTAAGTTATATTTTCTCTTTCTTGTATAATAAGTGCGGCGTCGGTGGCTTTCTTTTCTGCCTCGGCAATTTCTACCTTTTCTTTAAGGCTAAAATAACCGGTTTTGTTTTTTATATTATTGCGGATTGTTTCCACTTCGGCGGCGGCTTTAGCTTCAGTATAGCCCTCTGATTCCCAACCATACCCCTCATCACGCTGTTTACCGTTTATAGAATAACGGATAATAAAATATCTATCATACCGAACACCATTTCTACGTGTTGGGTGTTGGCGGTAATATACGCCCTTAAATTTAGTTTTTTGTTTTGTAGCTTTATTAACCATATAAATCTGTCCCTAATCTGTCCCTAATTTTATAATTAAAAGCAATTAAAAGAAATTAACGGAAATTAAAAGCAGTATATCTAAAATATAAGTAAAATCAAGGGTTTTATTGTTGCGAATTAAAAGAAATTAACGGAAATTAAAAGAGTGAAAAACGCATTCGTAATGCGTGGGTCGTGTGTTCGAGTCACATAATCGGCACCATTTCAAAGGGTTAGGGCAAATTAATTTGTCCTATCTTTATTTTGTTAAT